CAATCCATGTCTTTGAAATCGTTGTTTAACTCCGCATTGTACGGGGTTATTTCATACCTTCCGTTCTGGCCTTCCTTGGTGATGGGGCGATACAAAACAGATAACACCTTCCAAATATCATTGGGGGTTTTTTGGTATGTTTCAATGTCAATAAATTCACCCGTGCTTAATTCATCCATGTTTGGGATGAAGCCGTATTTGATGCCGTTCATTTTGAACCTGGGGGTGAACACGGGTTTGGATTCCAACATCTTGGAAATCTTAATCACACAATCTTTGAGGATGTCAAATGGGATGGCCTTTACCTCACTCATGGTCAATTCACAAAAGATGGCAACCGATTCCAACTGCCTTTGTGTTTCATCCATATCGGCCTTCAATTCATTGTACGCCAACATTTGATGTAACTTGACATCCTTCAACTCCGTGGGTACAATGATGGTTTTTGTTTCAATCATATACCCATAAAACGCCAATAATGGCGATTGTTTATACTAACCTTTCGTGAAGGATCGTGTGAACCTGGGCGTGATACCTTTGCATCTCCTTATCGGTTACCAAAATATCCGTAAATTCCCGAACCGATGAAATAATGGTGGAATGGTCAAGGTGTGAAATGTTGCCAATCTCCATGAAAGTCATGTTCAATCTTTTTCGGCAAATGTGGTTGAACATATGTCGGGCATACATTGGTTTACGCTTCCTTGACTTGGTGATAATTTGGTCGGGAGTCATATCCATTACCTCACAAATAACCCGTAACACTTCACCCCATGTGGTGGGGTTATCGTTGATGTCCGTTTTGGGTTTGACAATTTCTTGTTTCAGCAACCGAACTTCGCGGTCATGGGCCATCTTGTTTTCAACTACCAACAATCGCAGTCGTTTTATTTCTTGTTTTAAGTTGTGTATTTCTTGGTAATGGCTTGTCATATCAAACGCAAATATACAAAATCCACACGAAATAAACAATTAACGAATATCGTAGTTTCCGTAATTGGATTTGATTCCAAGTGCCATCATCTCATGATAACGCCATGAATCAATCCCGTGATCCGTTCCAATTGGTGTGTTCATCGTTCGCCCCTGGGCATCACTATCCCAACAATAATTCCGTAATTCTTTAATTAGGTTTGTTGATGTGGATGTAACCAAATAAGATTGGGATTGCATGATTTGAATTCCGTAGTTAATTGAATCTTTGCCCTTGGTTACGCCCTTGATTCTTATTCCATACCTCCGTATCTCATCAATTGATTTTGGTTCGGCACTATCCGCATAAACGGGTACATGGTTGGGTAATGCCCTTGCAATGTCCGAATTAAGCATTCCCGTGCGATATGCGACCTCATCAACGATTCGTTGACCATTGTACTCATATACGGCAACGATGGCCGTGGGGTCGTTTGTATACCCAAAATCCACACCACAACCAACCAATCTTGCATCCTCTGGTATTTTGTCGATGGTTTGCCAATTTGAAAAGATAACCCCTTGTAGGTTTCCAATCTCACCAAGCCCATATACCCGCCACCAATTGGCCCAATAATTGGATGTTTCCGCCCTATCCCGTGCCTTTTCAATTTCGTTTACAATTGATTTGTCCAGGGCTTCATTGTCTTTGTAGGTTAGTACAATCATTTCCGCATCCGCATCGTTTACCAATTCACTATCCACCCAAAATTCCGCCACGGGGTTGTAATCCAAGTATATAAATTTACGGGTACGGATTGCCATTTGGTAGTATGATTCCCAATCAATGTTGTTGCACTCGTTCACGAATAACACATCACGCCTTGCACCCCTCAACTTTTGGGGTTGGTCTGCTGAAAAGAATTCAATGTAACTATCGTTGCTGAATGAATAAGTCCATGAAGATTTGTTCCATTTCAACGGATCAAACATTCCGACCATTTCCATGATTTTAAGGAAGTCACGAATAGCACCCCTCCGTAGGTGGGGGATGGTTTCCGATACGATGCTGATTTCTACCTTTGGGTTTTTAACCGCGTAATCAATTAGCAAGGGGATAATTGAAAAGGTTTTTGAACTACTTGTTCCACCCCTTACAATCCTAACCCGTTTGCGTAACCGACTAATCTTGACCTGGGCCGTTGTTTTCTGCAACATTACAATAATGAAATTTGGGGTGTTTCTTTGGCGTAATTATCAATCAAAGCAAAATTGACATTTGGTGTCCTTGCCCAATCATCGTTTGTATCAATCGGCATTTGTTCGGGTACCTCGTATTTGGATTTGAATATAGTTACATTTTTCAGTTCGTGTTGGTCAATCAAACAATCCAACCTCCCCCCCCGTGATGCGGTCAATGTTAAATTGTTAGGTATTTCACCCAACCTTTTAATCCAATAATTCAATGATTTGGTGTAAGCCCAAAACTCAACTTGTGGGTTTTCCCGTGCAACCTCCAACCACATATCAAAATAATCTTGGTTGTAAAAATCCCCCGCCGCATGGATGCGAATTGCTTTACACCCTTTTGGAATTTGTGGGATACCACCATTTTTTGTGTATTCAAAGTTTTTCCATCGATGTTCCCGTACACCTGGGAATCGTTCTGGCCCCGCTGCATAGCATTTGTATTGCCCCCGATGAATGTCAAATTTCCCCGTGATGCGATCCACAGTTACTTTACACTCCATCGCAAATGGGCAAGTGCTACCCGTGGGCAAGTTCCATTCATAAACCACGCCACGATAGTATCGTGTATTTTTCACAAATTTCATTTGTCTACATCTAAATTGATTCCGTTAAAAATGGGTTTCTCTTTTTCCTCCAACACATTGTGGCTCATGGATAGTTTGCGGAGTTCTTCTTCGCTACTTATCAATTTCATTAACGCCAATTGCAATGTGGGTTGCTCGCTCAAATACCATTTGGAACGCATAGATACTTTGATGTTGGTTTTGATTTCCAACAATGCCTCTTTTATGCTTTCCGATTTTTCCAAGCCCAAGTGGTAAAATGTGCTACTTGTACATGGTAAGTATGCAATTACATCTTGAATAAAAAACAATTTGTTTTTCTTTATTGCGGCGATGGCCGTTGCTTCTAATTCGTTTCTATCGTATGCCATTATTCCAATTTTTTGATTTCTTCTTTGACTTCTTCCCAATAATCCCTTGCACTCAAATACTGCATTCCATAAGGCATCAACTTAATTACATCAAGTATTTCCTCAACACAAATTAACGCACATTGGATTCCCTCGTTGCGTTGTTGTAGCCCAACCAATGTGAATTTGTCAACCAGTTGTTTCGCTTTGTCTTTTGGTGTCATCATTCATCGGGGGTTAGGGGTATTGGCATCCAGTAAACCACATGTAATCTTTGATCCGTGTGATAACAATGCCATTGTTCATCATAGTAAACCGCCACATAAGGAAAACCCCGCACGGTCTTAACCAATACGGGGGTTTCTTCTTGTGGTAATGTTCGTTCAATCTTCCTCCACGCTTTCATGTTCTAATGCTTCTTGGTAAGTGTCGTAAAATGTTTCTTCGCCATTGTAAAAATTTGTTACGAGGTAATCAACTTGATGCCCCATGCAAGAGCAAATTGAGATTCCATTTTCAAGGGCTATGTAAACATAACCCGAATTAGCGTTAAATCCAACGCCCATGATTTCTTCGTTTGCACATTGATTTGCATACGCTTGAAAAATCAATCCCAATCCTTTTGCTTCGCAGTAGGAAATTGAGTTGCCAATCCCCGTGATTTCAATTGTGTTTGTCATATCTGTTCTAATTTTGTTGTTTCAACTTGTAATTTAGTAACGCACTTCTTGTCGTTCATGTAGTGGCAAATTACCTCGGATGTTTTGTCGTTCAATTGTTGTAAAAAAACACCCACGCATTCAATGTTACCGATTGAATCTAACTGCCATTTAACCATTTGTCCTATTTCCATGAAGCGAAGATACATTTTTAATTTGAAATACAAAATAAAAAGACAAATTATTTTAACCCAACGAATGCTTTTAAGGGGTAAAATATCAAACTATTCCTATATCCCCCGTCATGTGTCGGGATAATTGGCGTAACTCCATGAACATTTTTCCATGCGGGATAAACCAACATTGAGTTATCTGCGCTATCCATAACCGCCCCGTAATCGGGAACATAAAGATTGCCACCTTTGGCGTTCAAACGCTTCGTGATGATCACATTGACCGCACCAACGATGTTACCCGTGTCACGATGGAAAGGTGCAGATATATTGTAGTTTGAAATTGAGGAGGTAAAAAGGTTCGCGAACTTCCATTTATCGGGAACTTGCTCAAATAGTTTCTTTTGCCGTTCGTATTGGTCGGGCAATATATCGTGCATGATTGATTCGCTTTCCTTCGCCAACATCAACATTGCTTTGATGAAGGTTTGTGCTGGTTCGGATTGATGAACCGAGGATATTGACGGATATGGGCGTTTCATGTGTGGCTTCGGAGGGATTGAACCCAGAATAGTTGACATTTGGACCGTGCCATTCTTTTTGGCTTCGGCTCTTGTCATTCCTTCTTTGTAAACTTTGGCCATAACATCGCTTCTCTCTAATAATGATTTGGGAACTCGTTTGCTTTGAAATTCTAAATTCGCCAAATTTGCCAACTTGGTTGCTCTTTCGGGCATTGATTTGATATAAAATCCGATTGGCTCTCCGTTCTCATAGAAAATGCAATCTTCGGTAATGTTTGGGGCTAAATACGGGCATTCTTGACCGATTTTTGCTTCATGGGGTTGTAGGGTTAAATCTACGCGTTTCATCGTTTGATTATTATGTGTGAATTTTTTGGTTGACCTGGTTTGTCTTTGAGTTGGACATTCTTCGGGAATGTTGACAACATGATATTGACATCTTTCATTTTGTCATGTATTCTATCTTCTTCACTTCCCAATCCTCCTTTTTCGTATCTTTTGAAATCTATGAAGGTGTAATTCAAAATTAAATTGCCCCCGTATTTATTCAAATGGTAAGCCGAAGCGTAATAATCGGGGATTGTATTAATGATTGGATGGAATTCAAACTCAGTTCTTTTGATAGCAAAACAACGCCCATCAACTAATCCGTATTTCGAATACTTTGTTTTCGCATAAAAAGGATTACCCGTTGAATTTAGGCCAATCAATTTGACTCCCATTTTGTCGGCCTTCGGAATGATTGTTAATAATTCGTTCAATGATTCCATAACTGAACAATCCACGAACTTCCCGTTCTGTATTTTTTTCGCCCCAACACAATCGTCACTCATGAATATGCCCCACTCGCCAGGGTTTAACATGCGTAAGCCATAATTGAAATTGTTTTGAATGCCTTTGGGTTCGTTAGTTTGTATCAATTCACCTTGTGGGCCGATGCAAGTGAATTTGTCTGCATTGTTGTGGCATAACACGATGTGTTCAGTTTGCAACATTTTAGATGTTGTTGCTTCTTTGTATCGGTCATAATACATCAAAAAGATTTTCATAACTTATCTTTTTCTTCTTTGAGGTATTGCATGATCATGTAACCAACATACGCCCCGCGTTCCCGCCAAAACTTTACCAATTCGGTGGCTTCATCGTAATGGTCGGGTTCAAATTCAATTTGGATGGCTTTCTTTACACCATCGGCCATGTCCGCAAGTTCGTCGGATAAATCTTCTTCATCCAAAAGTGAATAGTCGACCTCCACGGGTTGTTGCCAAACATCCAACCCCCATTCACTCAACAATTCTGGTTCCCATTCATTAGCCAACACATCCCAATCCCATTCTCCGAAGCCAACATTGTCTTTGATGATAAACTCTTTTTGTTGTTCTTCGGTTAGGTCGGATGCCTTAATAATGGCTACTTCCTTCAACCCAACTTCTTGCACGGCTCGTAACCGCATATTACCTCCAAGAACTACCATTTCATCATTCACGACTATCGGGCGGAGGTTCAACATTTGTGGGAAGTCCTTAATTGATTGTACCAATTTACGGAATTTGTCATCTTTTATCACCCTGGGATTATTCTCATTGGCAATAATGTCTTTTGTTTTAACAATTTGTATCATTTGTTCATTTTTATTTGGTGTGTGATAATTAAAAAATCTTTGTGTTGTTTTTGATCCCCAAATTGGATGTGGCATTTTCTGCAAAGGGCTTGTAGGTTTTCAATTTTATCGGCTTCCTTGCTTCCACCCATGCCACGGCATTCAATGTGGTGGATGTCAACCGCCTGGCTTCCACACACTTCGCACGGGATAAAATCGGATGTGTCATACCCAAAATAATTCAAATA